GTTGATTATCGTTATGTCGTGTTAAGTAATGACCCCGAAAATGAACTCAAAAGCCCGTATTTCCATTATGACTTATCGGACTTGCTCTTAAAAGACAAAGGAAACGTGGCGATTGAAATGTTTAGGGAAAGCGGCAAGAGTGCATATGCTTTAAGGACATTTCCTTTACATTCTCTTTCATATCCAAGTAAAGACCGAGACTACATCGTAATCATAAAGAAAAACCAAACGTTAGCCAGCAACAAATTAAAAGAACTGATTGACGAATATTCTAACAATCCACTTGTAAGACATAACCTAGTGCAGATAAAAGAACAAAACGCACAAGCATTTTCGGTTGATGTTAAGAATGAAAAAGGCGAAATAATCAACGTTCGTATTGAAGCATACGGAAAAGGGGCGGCGATTCGTGGTTTATCGAATCAAGATAGAAGACCGAAAGTAGTTGTATTAGATGACATACAAGATAAGGAAGACGCAAGAAGTGAAACCATTGTTGAAACGGATTGGAACTGGTTTTTGTCAGATGTTGTTTTTCTTGGCAAAACTGCTCGTATATTCCTTATTGGTAATAACTTGGGCGAAAAGTGCGTTATTGAAAGAACAATCAACAACGCAAAACAACTCAAATTTCAAGCAATAAGAATTCCCGTAATGAAAGACGGCAAGCCGACTTGGGAAGAAAAACAATCACTTGAAGAAATACAAGAAGAAATGGCAAGTTATGCCGCAATGGGTAAACTTGACATATGGTACGCAGAAAAGATGTGTCAAGCCCTCGCGGTTGAATCAAGAGTGTTCCAAGATGATGATTATAGGTATTATTCAAGAAATAACAAAGAAGACCTTATAAGCAGATGTAATGTTTATGCTTGCCTTGACCCCGCTTCTTCAACACAAAGCAATGCTTGTTATAGGGCAATTACAATAACAGGGGTTGACGCAGACAATTATTGGTTCTTGTTTGAGGTAAGGTTCGGACGCTGGGACAGCGACGAAACAATAAGTAAAATATTTGATGTCGTAAAGACGTACGGACTTAAAGACTTTCACATTGAAAAGGGCTGGTATGAACAAGTTATAAAACCTTTTCTTATGAAAGAAATGCAAAGACGCAATATATTCTTCAATGTCGTTCCCTTGGAACACGCAAAGCAAGGGACAAAACTTGAAAGAATAAAACTATTGCAACCGAGATTTAAAGCACATACTATCTATTTTCCCGACGAAGCCGAATGGCTTGCGGAATTTAAGTCAGAATTGGCAGGGGTAACAAAAGACGAAATCAAATCGGAGTATATCGATTGTGTTGACGCTTTCGCGATGACCGAACAAGTTGCGATTGCCCCCGTTAATTCTCGGCTTTCATACTCAAAGAATATGTCAAGACAAAGGACATATCAGCAGCAACAATCACAAAGTTTATTCGACATAGCGGGGTATTAAAATGTTAGATGTCTTAAAAGAAATAGATTATTGGATTGAAACCGCCGACAATGATTTACATTGTTTTGATGAGGGCGGCAAAGAACAAGTAAAACAAATTGTATTGAACTTATACAATCTAGGACAATTACGCTGGTATTTCCTTGAAGAAAAAAAAGGAATTATGGTGTATGTAATAACACCCGATTTTAGAGGGGGAATGAGCGTAAATGAACTGTTTATGTATATCAAACCCGAATACAGAGGAAAAATAAAACTATTCAAAGAACTCGTTACACATCTTGAAGCAATCGCTATTACTCAAAATTGTAAGTCGGTAAGAATCGCAAGCAATATAGGGTACAATGACGCTCTTGTCTTGAAGTGTCTAGGACGGTTCGGATATACGACAGATGTTGTCGTAAAACATATGAGGTAATTAAAATGGCAGTATTTTCAATTTTGGCTGGTATTGGTGCGGCAGTTACCGCAGGGGCATTGTCGGGAACGGCGGCGGCGGTTGCTGGCGGTGTTACGGTTGCGGCGGTTGGTGCAACAGTTGCAGGGGCAGCGACAGGGATTGTGTCCGCAGCAACAAAAGGCGGTGGCGGTGGCGGTAGTACACCAACGCAATACAACGAAACGGCAGCGAAGAAATCAGCACTTGAAGAAGCAAGCAACGTAAACAAAAGAAGAATACAAGCACAAACAGACACAACAAGAACGTCGGCTTTGGGTTCTCTTAACAGTGCTTCAACAGGCAAGAAAACTTTATTAGGGGCATAGCAAATGGACTTATCAGCGGAAAAGATATGTAAAAACTTCAACGACTTAAAAAGTTCACGTGCAGACTTTGACAGTTTCTATCAAACGTTACACAATTACTTTTACGTCGAGGGGGCGAATGTAACAAAGAAAAAGAACAAAGGTGCAGAAATAAACGCACTTCTTGACGCTACTTCTTTGGACGCTGGCGATGTTCTTGCGTCGGGACTTGCAAATTATCTAACACCCGAAGCAAGCAAATGGTGTTTCTTGCAGCACGCAAACCCAGCATTAAGAGATAACAAAGAAGTAAAACAATGGTGTCAAGATACAATGGACGAATTATTTTTGACACTTTCACGTTCTAACTTCTACAATCAAATGCCGATATTTTATAAAGCCAGCGGGGTTTATGGCACTGCTGGGCTTTTTTGTGAAAAGGACTTTGACGACGGAGTAAGGTTTTATAACATACCTATTAGCAAATTATATCTAACCGAAGACGCAAGAGAACGTCCGAATGAATTTTATTTAAAATTTGAATATACGGCAGAACAAGCACTTTCGCGTTTTGGCGACGCTTGTTCCGACGAAATTAAACAATGTTACACGGCGGGAAGAAATGAAGATAAGAAGTTTGAATTCATATGCTATTTTGGCAGACGTCTTGAAAGAGACCCCGACAAAATCGACACGCAAAATATGCCCGTCCGTATGGTATGGGTTGACGCAAAGACAAGAAAGCAAATGGCAGAAAGCGGCTTTAATTCAATGCCTTGTGTTGCTCATAGGTTCTATAAGCAGCCGCAAATAGTTTACGGGTATTCACCAGCAATGAAAGCATTGCCTTATGTAAGACTTGTAAACACAATGACAGACACCATTTTAAGAAGTTCAATGAAGACGGCAGACCCAGCATACGCGATTCCCGATGACGCATTTTTGGGAATTCCGAACTTTAACCCAAGACAGATAAACTATTATCAACGTGGAAAATTAAGTCCGAGAGATGATATATTCCCGTTGGGTAATGCTGGAAATTTACAAGTCGGCCTTGCAGAACTTCAATACTATCAAGAACAAATTAAAAAACTTATGTTTGTTGATACTTTCCAAGCGTTCGCTAACATAACAAAACAAATGACAGTTCCCGAAGTAATGGAAAGAATATCGGAAAAAATGACACTTCTTGGCCCAGCGGTCGGACGTTATATGAATGACGTTTTACAACCTTTGATTGAAAAAGTTGTGTTCATATTGTATGAATCAAATTCACTTCCGAGACTTCCCGACGTAATGCTTCAAGACCCAAATTTTGAAGTTAAGTTTGTCGGCAGACTTGTTCAAACACAAAGACAATCGGAATTAAGCAACCTTGTAAATGCAATCGGCATAGCAGGGCAAGTTGCACAATTTAAACCCGAAGTTCTTGACAAAATCAATGCAGACCAAGCAGTTGAAGACATATTTGACATATCGGGTGTTTCAGCAAAAATTCTTAATTCTGATAGCGACGTAAAACAAATAAGACAAGCAAGAGCGGAAGCACAAGCACAAGCAGAAAAAATTGCAGCACTTCAAGCGGGTGCAAACATTTATAAAACAGCAAGCGAGGGCGAATTGAATGCAAAAGAAATCACCAAGTAGGAACGGTTTTGACATAACAAATAAAAATGACATTGCGGCATTAAGCCAAGCACTCATTGACGTTGAACAAAAGTTTCCTATTGTCTTTGATTTTATCGAAACATATTGCGGGTATAATACACCCGTAATGTCAACAGACCCTTACGAAATAACATATGCAGGTGGTAAACGAGACGTAATATTGACAATTAAAACAATTATGCGACAGGACATTAAACCCGAGCAAATTGCAGAATATTACAAAAAACACTTATAGGAGGAAAAATGACAGACGAATTGACAATCGACACGTCAACCGATACAGATGACGCGGCGACCAAAGAAACATCATTGAACACACAACCACCACAAGACACGGGGGACTGGCACTCACAATTAAGCGAGGAGTACAAAAATCACCCGTCAATCCAAAAGTTTACAGATGTAAACGGAATGGCAAAAAGTTATTTATCGCTTGAAAGTCTTATGGGACAAGAGAAAGTTCCGATACCAAAAAACGCGGAAGACATCAACGCTTGGAACGTTGTACATAAAGCGTTCGGAGTTCCCGAAAGCCCCGACAAATACGATTTAAAAGTTGAGGGGGCAGAAAACTTAAAACTTGATGAGTTTAAACAAAGATTATTCAAAAATCATATATCGCAAGAAGCAGCACAAGACTTATTGAACGCACACATTGAAGACTTTAAACAATACAAACAAATGGAAGCACAAGCGTTCAATGACGCAGCAGCGAAAGCAACCGCAGACTTAAAACAAGAGTGGGGCTTAAAATACGAAGAAAATTTGAAACAGGCAAACACATTCTTGGAAAAAATGTCTTCTTCAAAAGAAGAATACGACTATTTCAATAACTTAATAGGTAATGACGCAAAGTTCATTAAACTTCTTTCTAAAATGGGAAATTCTATTTCCGAGGGTAACTTGGGAGGTTTTGAGGGTCAAAACGGTGGATTCACCAAAACACCAGCCGAAGCCAAACAAGCCCTTGACGAAATATTGAATAACCCCGATGACGCATTTTGGGCGGGGGCAAGGAACAAAAGAAACGATATGAAATACTGTAAAGAACATAATCTTTCTTATGTTTCCGAAGACGAAAGAAAAGCCCGCGTCGATTATGTTAATTCGCTAATGCAAATGCAGGGACAATCTTAAAAGACCCCACAAGTTCAAGTCCGTCCTTTAAGGATAACGGCAAAATGTTGTAGTTAATCAAAACAAGGAGAAATTGAAAAATGACAAGTACACAATTAGACGTTAGGGGTCAAGATTATTCACGTATAATCTTACCTTTGGCAAGACAAGAAAAATCAATGCTTTATGACAAAGTATTCATTAAAACCGACATTACTGGTAAATGTTTCTATCAAGACCAAATCGGTAAATGGGAAATGACCGCAAAGACTTCTGTCAATGCAAACACACCACAAAACGACCCAAATCTTGCAAGAACAAGAATTGATATGGGTACATACAACGACGCAAGAATGTTAGACCGTTCTTTGAAACTTCAAGAATTTTCTGACCCGACAAGCGTTGCTGGAGTTTGTATTCAATCTGCCGTTGGTATTCAAATCGACAAAATTATTTATAACGCTTTAGGCGGTACTGCTTACAGGGGCGAAAACGGGGCAACTTCCGTAACATTCCCAGCAGGAAAAACAATCGCAGCAAACTTTGGCGGTGGCGGTTCAAACACTGGTTTAACCACAATGAAAATAAGACGTGCTGCTAAAATGTTGAACGCTCAAGGTGTTCCAAATTCTGACAGAACATTCGTTACTTCTGCCACTGGTTTAGAACAATTACTTGGTACAACCGAAGTTACATCTTTTGACTACAATGCTGTAAAAGCACTTGTAAGCGGCGAAATTGACACTTGGTTGGGCTTCAAATTTGTTGTTCTTCCCGACGGTGTAATCAAAGTTGCTTCAAACATTGCTGATTACTTCGCATTCCACAAGACAGGTGTTTGCTTCGGTATGTTAGAAGAATTGTTCTTACGTATCGAAGAAAGAGCAGACAAGTCATACAGTAAACAAGTTTACTATGAATTATCTGCTGGGGCTGGTCGTCTTGAAGAACCAAAAGTAATCAAAGTACAAAGCGACGAATCTGTAACAGTTTAGTAAAACAAGGAGAGTAAAAAAATGGCAACATATAATTCAACAACTTATGAAGCACAACTTGCAGCAAAAGTTGAATTAGCACAAGGCATTGCAAACGCAACACTTCATTGTGCAACAACAACTTATGAAGCAAGTTCAACCGCAGCAAATTCAATCATCAACTTATTTAAACTTCCAAAAGGTGCTGCAATCAAAAACTTTGTCGTTGCTTTTGACGACTTAGGAACAGGCGTTACAGTTGACATCGGGGACGCTGGCGACGTTGACAGATACGTTGACGGCCTTGACGTTGCAACTGCCGCAGGTTCACACGTTGGCTGTCTTGTTGACGGTGTTAATTACATAATCGGTACAGACACCGAAAACGACGACACAATCGTAACTGCAAAAATTCTTGGTGCAGCAGCAACAGGAACTTTAAAAGTATCTTGCTACTACGCAATGTAAAATAATGGGGAATGGGGGATTTATTCCCCCATTTTTTTAAAAAAGGAAATACAATGAGTAAAGTAAAAATCATAAACAAGGCATTGACATATTTAGGTGCAAACAGAATCACATCACTTTCGGATGACACCCTTGAAGCAAAAAGTGCAAGTAACACTTATGAAGATAGTTTGCGTTCAGTTCTTGCAGAATGCGGGTGGAAGTTTGCAATGAAAAGAACACTTTTAAATAAGTTGGATAAAGAACCCGCTTGGAACGATAGGGGAATGAAAAATTATTTTCAATTACCGTCTGACCTTATCGAAATTTTTGGGGTTATGAACGAAGACGCAATATGGGAAAGGGAAGAAAAAACAATTATTTCAAATCAAAGTAACTTCGGAATCAAATATGTTTATTATTGTGATGATACCACGTTGTATCCTCCTTACTTTATCGACGCTTTTGCAATTAAACTTGCGGCAGATATGTGTTACGAAATAACAAATTCGGAAGCAAAAACCGAAGCGTTACTTGAATTATACAAAGGTGAATTCTTGCCGATTGCAAGAACGAAAAACGCAAGAAATGCAAGCAGACAACAAATAGAAGACGGACACTGGGTAAGTTCAGTTGTGGGGGCGATTTATGGGTAGAGTAGCCCCTATATATCCAACGTTTGCAAAAGGTGAAGTATCACCTTTAATATTCGGCCGTATTGATATTGAACAATACCCCTCTTGTCTTGATAAATGCCGTAATATGTGGATAAGACCATATGGCTGTGCAAGCAGGGTGGTCGGGACTTCTTATGTTCAAAGTACAAAAAATAATTCATATGCAAGACTTTTAAAATTTGTTTTTTCTGCAACCGACGCTTATATTATCGAAGTCGGGGCAGGGTATTTTAGATTTTACAATAATGGCGGGTATGTCTTAAAAGAAAACGCTTCAAGTTGGGTAACAGGAACAAATTATAAAAAAGGCAAT